TTCTGTGCATTTGTTACTGCGGTGGTGTCATATGCCCAACGTTGTATTTCAAAAAGGCTAGAGGCTTTTAATGCGCCCTGCCTATAAACGCTGCCTAATGTAACCTGAACATTGCCCCAAAAAGCGACTGTAGCAGCGCTAGTACGGTAGTATTTAACATAATTTTTGTTGTAAAAATCTGGATTGTACCTAACTTCTTGCAGCACCCACGTTCCCTGTGCAGCATTTAAGGTATTTGTTGCATTATTTAGCGTTACTGTTGCTGCATCAAGCGTCGCTTTTGTAGACGTAACGTTGGCATCGGCGGCATAAAATGCCGTCGCTTCTGGTGATGTAGAAGGCGCAATCTTGGTGCCATCAATCGTGGCAACCGGTGGTCCGGTATAGCCACACTCTGTTGAGCGATATTCCCACTGGCAGATATTGGCGATGCACTGCCGTTTCGGTGCCCGCACGCCAGCTAGGTCAAACGCTGCCGCAAGCTCGTACTCAACGACATCACGATTTTCTGCTGTCTTGCGGTCCACGTAATAAATTTCACGCGGAAACTCAGCCGTGGGATCGGGTGAATAAGGACTAACTCCGCCGGGAAAATTCGTTGCATCGATGTAACGTGCCAGTGTGCGGATGCGCGTGAATTTAGCGCCTTCAAGTCCAGTCGGTGCGGTAAGAATTAGAGCGGTAACCGTGCCAAGGATATTGCTGACGCGGATCTTGGGGCGCGGTAATTGGCCATTGCCGCTGTACTCAAAACCATCAGCTTCGATTGGAAAACGCAGGTAGTTGTTGCCGTTCCAAACAAGTTCGCCGTTGTTATTTAAGTTGACGCCTGCGTGGAAGCGGTATGTATCCGCAAAGCCATGTTGAGTCGTATTGAACTCAAGCTCAAACAGCTCGATTACAGCGCTTGGGGCGATCTGTTGTAAGTCTGAGACAGGGACAGTCATGGCTCAAACACTTGGCGGAAGGTGGCGGTGATTGTATTGATATTTGCATAATCAAATTGTCGATTCCATTCGCTTACAACCCATTTATATGAAGTAGTGTCATCTAATGGCGTCCAATCAAAAGATTCCTGTCCTGCACGAGCTTCGAAAAAAGCTTCAATTGCATCAGCATCAGCATTTGTTTTTGCTGTCCACGTCAAAGTCCATTCTTTAGGGCTTTGATTCAAACCAAAAACCAATCGTTGTTCATAACCATCGCCAAACCTGACTTGACGTACAACAGGAGCACTTTTACGTGATGCACCAAAATCAGGTGTCGTGCCACCTGCACTGGTGCCAACCGTAGCATCATCAAAAGTTGCCATTAGCGAGTACCTGCGAGAAGTCCACCGGGACGTTGTTGTTTAATAATTTCTGTCTGAACTGCTGCACTTATAGCAGCACCAAGGGCTTTACCTTGAGATTCGTTTCCTTGTACTTGACTGCCTTTTGCGTCTACGTTTACAACAACACTAACATTTTTGTTTTCTCCTTTCATTGTGACAGGGATTGATCGTCCATCAGGTAAAGGAACATAAGCTTCAGGACGACTTCCTTCGCCAAACATGGCTACTTGTGGTGAATTCGCAATTCCGCCTGCTGCATATTTTTTGAGCAACAATGGACCTTTTGAGGTCATAATCCCTCCATTGGCAAAGGCAAAAGATGCGGGATTGAATGTTACGCCCATAGGGTTGAAAACAGGTATTCCAGTCAATGGAGCAATGGCCGAAGTGATTCCTCCACCTCCTACAAAACCCAAAGCCTGCATGATTGATTTCAAAACATATTGTTGAATAATCATGCGTGCTGTATCTTGCAAAATAGATGCAGCAAATTGAGAAAAGTTAGCGCTTCCAGTGGTGACCAAATCAAATATTGCATTTTCAACTCCTTTCATCCCTGACTCTGATAATTGAGCAAAAGCTTCACGGGTCGTGCCAATGCTTTTCTCGTAATTCTTGAATCCATCCATCAATCCCCCCATAACTTCAGAGTTATATTGCATGGCACGTGCATTTTCGTAAATCCTGTCAGTGACTTGCGCCAACTTATTGTCTAGTTCGACAAAGAAATTACTCAAACCTTGAGTGTATTCGCTTTCGGCGAATCCTTTGGCCGCATCTTCAAGACGAATAATATCTTGAACGATTCCCTTGATCGATAATTTCCCCCCAGCCTCTGCTACATCTTGGCTTAATTTAAAAACTTTTGACAAAAGATCACCAGTTACTTTCTCGGCGTCAGTAACGCGATCATTGTATTTTTTTTCAAAAGCCTCAATTGCACTAGCACCAAGTGCATCAGTGGCCTCTCTTGTTTCAACAATTCTTTCGGTAACTTGTCTTTGTAATTGTTCAGTACGCCTTGTTAATTCAAGACGACGCTCAAGTAATTGTTGCGCCTTTCTAGCGGCTTGCTCTGCCTTTGAATTGTCTTCGGCTTTGCCGCTTGGCACAATGCCAGGCAAACGACTAGGAGGTGCACCACCTCCACCAGTCGTGGGACGCAATTTTTCTTCCGCCTGTAATTGTTTACGCAATTCTTTGATTGCGTTTTGCCGCATAGTTAATTGCTTGCCAGTTGATTCTGCAATCAATGCAGTTTCATTTTTGATGCGATTTTTTAAATCATTGATTCGACCGGGATCATAAAATTTCATCCCCATGAATCGCGCCAATGCTTTTGCGGCACGATCAATCGCTTCAACAACACCAGCAAAAACTGTTTGAAATGCCGCCCCAATAGGAGCAAGCAAACGTCCAGCACTTTCGCTCAAGCGAGACAATGCTGTTTGCAAACGATCACCAGCAGATTGCGGACCCTTTGCAATAATTTCTGCGTTTTTCCCATATTGTTTGAATAATTCTTCGGCAAATTTTTGGAAATCTTGAAGTGATACTTTTCCATTTTCAAGAGCTTTGTCTAACTCTTGTGGCGTCATCCCAATAGATTTGGCGAATAAAGTAAAAGCTCCAGGCAAGCGTTCACCAATTTGTTGACGCAATTCCTCAGCAGAAACTTTGCCCTTGCTAAAGACCTGAGCGGTAGCAGTCAAAGCTGCATCCATGTCTTGGAGGCTGCCACCTGTGCCACGAATACCCGCAGCAATGCCGAGGAAAGCTTTTTCGGCATCTTTAACATTGCCGCCAGCACCCAAAACAGAGGCGGACAACTTTGTGAATTGCCTTGTAATTAATTCTTGCGGAATCGCAAATTGACGACTTGTTTGATCAATAAAAGAAAGGCTTTGAGCAAAAGAATTTGCATCTTTCGTGACTAGCTGTAACGCAATTCGTTGTTTATTTAATTCTGCGTTGTATTCGGCCAAGCCGCTAAGCTGCTGTCGAATCATACCGACTTGACCGCCAACAGCAGCTCCAACAGCAGCGCCAGCAACGCCACCAAAGGCACCGCCAAGGGCGCCACCAAGCATGCCTTCAACGCCACCAAAAATGCCACCAGCGGCTGCTGTACCAGCAATCTGAGAAAGTCTTCCAAGCCTTCCTCTCCCACCTCCTGCAGGAGAAAGTTTTTCTAATTGAGCATCAAGTTTTGCGGCTTCAGCAGTAGCTTCTTTAAATTCTCGACTTGCTATGTCAACACTATTTGCGATTTCACGCCAAGCATTTGAATAACCTTTGAGGTTATTAATACTTTGAACAGATGTTGCTTGCGTTTTTCTTAATTCATCAGCCAGTTTTTTAAAATCTGTTGATGCAGCAGCAGTTTGTTTCCCGAGATTATTTAACTTGCCAGCAAGCTGCGTCAGTTGCTCGCCACCAACTTGACGAAGTTTGACAACTAATTCGGCTGTCTGGCTCATTTGCGTTTCTTGCTCAAAATGGACAAGGCAGCCATTTCCATCACCTGTACAGCCTCGAACATGGCGACAGGATCCTTGACTGAATACAGCTTACATAGCCATTCCAGACTCGGGTAGTTTAAACCTGTTAATCCAGCCATACTCGTGTGCCATTGCGTTGACATACGCAAAAACATCATCACTGGTTCCCAGTTCTCCTCCCATATTTCACAGTGTTCTTCAACCGCTTCGAGCCTAGCTGCAGCAATTTGTTCAGGCGTCGCTCCTAACGCCAACAAATCGGTTTCACGTTCATCAACAACGCCACCTTTCGCCCAGTACTCAGCGGCGCTTTTTAGTTTTTTGCGGGTGCTCCCGTCACGCTATCAGCGTAGGCCTGTATCAAAGCCTTGATGGCATAAGGATCATCGCAAAGCTCTTTTTTAGTTTTTTGCGTGAAAGGGATTTCTTTCCCGTCTTCATCCTTAATGCCATCCCAGCCTTCAAGGATCCCATCAATCAAGGCGTCATCACCTTTCTCAATGAGATCATTGAAGGCAGAACGACTCATCTTCTTAAAGATTGCATCGAACGTTTGTTTTTCAAATTTGCCGCCATCAATAGGTGTTTCTACCGTGACAGGCCATTTGTACGATGCAATCTTTTTGAGGACGAAAGCCATAAGAAGGATCAGGTGAAAACAAGTGACATCTCGTTGTTGCCCGCCGTGGTAGGCAGAGCCAAGTACGGCATGGATAGCGCGATGACGCCGTTGGTATCAGCGTAGCTGCAACCAGTGATGTCTGTCTGCGCTGCATTCAACGTAACGATGTTGCCAGCGGTAGCGCCCAGTACAAGGCTGGTGGAGCCAGTTGTAGAAGCAACGGCCTTGGCAAAAAAGTCAGTGGTGCCAACAGCAGGAGCCTCGAT